CTGGAACGGGTGGTGCCACACGACGTTCGGCCCGGCAATGCGCGCCGCGTAGTCCTCGAGGGCGTTCGGCTCTGCGTCGATCTGGCAGCCAGTGACGGTCGCGACTGCGCCCACGCCATCGTAGGAGATCGTGAGTGCCACGAGGTCGAATGTGCAACCCGGCGGGAGCGCCGCGCCGATCTCGGTGTAGTCGCTGTTGCCAGCGGGCGAGTACGCGGCGATGGAGAACGTCGACGCCACGCCCTGGGTGAACGGCACGTCCGACATGAACCACTGCCCGCCAGCCGCACTCACCGTGAGCGAGAACACCGCGCTCTTGGTGGCCCCGACGAAATCCGTGACTTTGATGGTGAGCGTGTCGGTCTCGGCGTTCGCGGGGGTTCCCGAGAACACGCCGCCAGACGACATGCTGAGACCGGAGTCGAGCGAGCCAGCGGTGATCGACCAGGTATAGGGCGCCGTCCCGCCGGTCGCGGCCATCGATGCGGAGTAGGGCGTTCCGACCGTGCCTGCCGGCAATGGCGAGGATGTCGTGATCGAGAGGGCCGGCGATGCCGCCTGCCTGCCGCTCGCCGTCTCGAGGTTGATGGTGCGCGTGACGGGCATCTACACCGGCACTCCCACGTCCTCGTCGCACGTCTTGCAGAGTACGTAGGGCGACGTGCGGATCTTGGTGAGGTCGTCGTCGATCGTGCCGAGGACGCCCGAACCGCTCGCATCGAGGCAGCAGCGCGTGAGACGGCCATCGGCCATCACCATGCACCGGCCGCTCGTCACCCACTGGCAGTGCCGCTTGCCGGCAACGCTCACTTCCCACTTGACCTGGCCGGCCCAATTGATCGCGTGCTCGGCCGGATCATTCGACGTGCCCGCGAGGACGCCAGCTCGCCGTAGGGCGTTAATCGCAGGACCTGATTTTTCAGGACGATGATTGCTGACCCACACACGAGGACGGGCAGGAGCAATAGCACGAGCAAGCTCGTCAGTAACCACGACGCCGTTCGTAGCAAGAACAAGGTCGCATGAATCCCCAACAGCCTCACGAGCGAGGTGGACATTGCGCACGAACTCCGGGTGGATGGTCGACTCGCCGATGCCTGCGAGGTTGAGCTCGCGCTGCTTGTGCGTGCGCACGAAGTACGTCGCCCACTTGAGGGACTTGGTGTAATGCTCGTCGCTCATGTGGAGCTTCGGACGCTGCAGGTGCGGCGAGGGGCAGTACCGGCACCGCAGGTTGCAGTTCGAGGTCATCTCGATCTGGTGCAACGCCCGAAGCTCGAACGTGAGCATGTCCCCTCCCTCGGGTCAGGTCGCCGCTGGGGCCGGCGCCGGGGCCGCTGGCGTGTTCGCAGCCACCGCTGCGGCGAGTGCCGCCGCCTGGGCGTTGATGTTCGTCACGGCCGCCTCGACCGCGGCCGGGCTGATGGCGTTCGCGGCCTGGATCTGCGCCGCTAGGCCGTTGATGAGCGCGATCGCGCTCTGATCGACGGTCGTGAGGTTCGCCACGGCGGCGTTCAGGTCATCGAGGGCTGTCGTCATCTGCGTCACCTTCTGGTTGAGAGCCGCGACCTCGCTAAGGAGCTGGCTCAATTGCTGGGAAAGGGGGTTTCTGCGAAACAGGATCACCCGCGGACGTCCTGGTCCCCGTCACCGTCGTCCTCACTGGCGCCCTCTGGCGAGCCGATGCGTTTCGGCGGGGTTGGCACCCGCATCGTGCCGAGCGGCACCATGCCGGGGGGCGCCGGAAGCTGCGGGCCGCCTTCCATCGTGCTCGAGGCTTCCTGCTTGCGGCCCGGCTTGCCGGGGATCGTGAGCGAGCCGAGCGGCTTCATGCCGGGAGGGCCGGCGACGCCGCTCTGGGATTCTGCTGGGCCTTTGGCCATGGTCGTTACCTCTTGCGGGCGCCGCCGGAGCCATGGCGCGGCGTGACGGTACGGGGTGGTGCGGTGGGCGAAGGGATCACCGTCCGCGGTCCTGGCGGCTCGTAGGGGATTCTGGGGCCACCGCCGACGGTCGGCCTCGGCGGCGGCTGGTACGGGGTCTTGGCCATCTACTTGTCCTCCGTCAATACGACGTTGATCTGGCGCGTGCAGTAGTCGCTCGCCGACAGCACGAGGGTGTCGGTCAACGTGATGACCTTGACCACCGGGGCTGGCCTGACAATCGTGACGATCAGCGAGTCGGCTACTTGCACGCGTAAGTCCTTGATTTACCTCAAGTCGTGTGCGCCTGGTTGTGTGAGCCGCAGCGGATGCGCACGGTCAGGTTCAGGAAGTCCGACGCCTGCAGCGTCACGCCCATGCCGTTCACGCGGTTCGCGATCAATCCCGTGCTCGCGCTCGAGGACTGATAGTCGCTGATGCAACCGGAGTCGAGCGCGATGCCCGTCAACGAGTCAGTGTTGCCCGCCCACGTGCAGGTGAGCGCGATCCACTCGCGCGACTGGACCTTGAGCGCCGCGATCTTGCGGCCGTTCGTGACCTCGCCGACCTGCGCTTGCGTATCGGTGTCGGCCGGCGCGCCGGTGTTGGTGCCGATCACGATGTAGGCGAACGCGCTCACGACGTTCGCGGCGACCGCGAGGTCCGCGATCCGGTTCATGCCGGTCGCGGTCACGAGGTTCTCGCGGGTGCGCTCCTCGATCGTGCCGTCGGCGCGGATGACCTTGATGTCCCAGAAGCCCTTGAGGGCTACCGAGTCGTCCTTGCCTGCGAGGGCGCGGCCCGCGTTGCGGACCCGCTCAAAAATACTTTTGCTCATAGTACTTGGTGGCCTCCTTGAAAAGCCGGTCAGTCAATGCCGTGAAGTGCTCGCGGTTGTAGAAGCGACCCTTCACGGCCGATGCCGCCTTGAGCGGCGGATTCAGCAGCTTGAAACTCACCTCGGCCTCGAACCCGGTGTCGAGTACCTCGACGCAGACCGAGTAGTAGTCGAGCGCATCGATCAGCAGTCTGCTCGTCGCCGGATGGTCCTGGTCGATCATCGACCGGAACACCTTGATCGCGCGCTCGGCATCCTCCCGGTTCTTGGCCGTCACGACGCCGCCATGGCGCTGCGAGTCGAACACGATGCCCTGCGCGAGGTCCCGGATCAGCAGGAACTGGTTGAGCTTGCGCTGCGGGTACTTCTCGACGTCCTTGAGCAGCAGCGGCATGTTGCGCTCGTACCGCTTGCGGCGTACCGCCTCGGTGACGTAGCCGGAATGCGCGAACTGCACGTCGCCGCGCATGATCGCCTGCGGCGCACCCTCGCCAGGCGCCGACTCCGCGTGCTCATGCACGACGCCGTAGATCCGCGTCCGGCCGTCATTACGGAACAGACGGCACGGGTGATCTGTCGTCAGTACCTGCGCCGGCTGCGCCGAGTAATGCTGCTGCGGGAAGTGGACGGCGCTGATGAGCGACGGCCGCAGGTACTTGTGCAGGTTCTGCGAGTCGATCACGTTCTCATCGGCATCCATCCACAGAATCCACTGCCCCGCAGCCTCGTCGTGGACCGTGTTGCGGGCGACGTCGAACCCGGTGACGACCGGGGACTCGATGAACAGCGTGCGCACAGGCAACCACGGATTGTCGAGGCTGAACGCCTCGATGACGAGCTCGGTCGTGTCGGTCGTGCCCTTGTCGATGCCGATGACCACCTCGTCGACGTGCGCGGCGATCGAATCGAGCGCCGTCCGCAGGTGGTTGGCGCCATCCTTGACGATCAGGCAGGCGCTCACCGTTTGACGCGCCGAAAACTCGCGGCGGTGCCGCTCAGCATCGATGGTCCCGAGGGGCACGTCGGGCGTGAACGTGACGGAGGTGACGAACGAGCCGATCGGCAGTCCCGCCTCGTCGCCGCCGTGGGCCGCGCAGCACACCTCGACCTCGTGGCCAGCGAACAGTTCGTACAGGTCGGCGCGGGTGAAGTGATGCAGGTGCTCGCGGCCTGTCTTGTACGCCTCGTGCCCGATCCATTCCCAGCGGCCATACGGTGTCGTGATGACGAGCAGACCGTCGGGCTTCAGCAAGCCGCGGAACTTCTCGATCAGGCCGCGATAATCCCACACATGCTCGACCACCTCGCCAGCGAGGATGATGTCGAACAGTTCGTAGCGGTCCGGGTCGTAAAGCTGTTTGCCTGTCTCCGGGTCGTACTTGATGATCGCCTCTGTCCACTCCTCGCTTTCCTCGGGCACGGCAGGATGCACGCGCTGTTCGTGGACATACGGACACAGCATGTGCCGCGTCAGCGCTTCCTCGCCACCGTGCACGAGCGTGACGTTGTGGAGCTGGTCCTTGACCATCCACTTCATCGCGGCTGCGATCGCGCGGCCGGAGATGTCGACGCCCGTGAACTCGCACTTGCGTGCGTTCTTGGCGAGCGGCATCAGGTAGTGCCCGTGGGCGCAGCCGTAGTCGAGGATGCGGAGCCCAGCGCCCTTCGCGGCGAGCAGCTTCTTCGACATCGCCGAGACGGTCGCACGGAAACGAGCCGTGTGCGAGACGTCCTCGCCGATCACGTCCTCCTCGTGCTCGTCGTAATACTTCGACTGGTGCTTGAGGTAGTGCTCGGCGTACGACTCCGCGGTGAAGCGGAAGTTGTACATCGTGCGAACTTCGGCTGCGGCGCGCTCGAAGATCGCATTCGGCCCAGTGACGCCTGCCTCGATCACTGCCTCTGCCGTGTCGATGTCAGCCACTTCGATTGCTGACTTGAGGACCGCGGCGGCGTTGCCACTGCGCTTGCCCATCTCACGGTCGATCACCGCCATGAGTTGGTCTGCGGCGTGCGCCCATGTACGCGACTGTGCAGACTCGCGCTGCCACTCACGCATCTTCGGGTCTTGGTGCTCGCCACCGGCTGTGCCGATCGCCTGCCCATCGATGTACGCCCGGATGATGTTGGCGAACTTTTCCTCGTCGACCTCCGGGCCCTTGCCGTTGAGCTTCATCTTGACGAGATGCGCACCCTTGCACCCGTGAAGGGTCTCGACAAGCGCAGCGTGCCTCGATGCGAGGACAGGCAGGCCGGCCGCCATCGCCTCCATCACGGAGATGCAGGACACCTCCTCGAACTCCGTCGGGTAGACGAGCAGGTCGCACGCCTTCTGCACGGCCGCGAGCTTCGGCTTCGAGAGCGCGCCGAGCATGACGACGTTCGGCAGCCGGTCGCACCACGCGTCAAGCTGTTCGTAGACCGAGCGCATCTGCGGGACGGTGCAGTCGTAACGGCACACGTACAGGAGCGCGGCGGTATCAGCGAGACGCTCCATGATCCCGCCGGGCCGTACGAGATGTTCCAGTCCACGTTCGGGCCGCGACTGGTACAGGAGTTTGAATGCCGTGTCCTCACGGGCGATGTCCTCGTTCGGCGGGCAGTCGTAGAGATCGAGGTCGACACCGTTGCGCACGACATCGATGTTCTCGCGCGGGATCGGGTAGACCTTGGACACCTGGTCTGCGTGCCAGTCGCTGACGCACGTCAACGCGCTCACGTTCCACAGCGCATCGCCGACCTCGTTAGCCTGCCGGAACAGCGCGAGGTCGTGGAGCTGCAGGATGTTGATCTTGCTCGCCCACTGGTAGTGGAACGCGCGCGGCTGGCGCTGCACGATCAGGACGTCGTGCGGGGTCTTGGTGCACCACGAGTGGAACTTCGACCCGAATGGCGTCTCCTCACTCGGCTGGCCAGCCGAGAGGTACCTCACGCCGTCGAACGTGCCCTCGCCGTCAGGTCCCATGGCCGTGAACACGCGGACCTTGTGCCCACGCTTGGCGAGTTCACGAGCCAGGTAGTAGCCGGCCGTCTCCGAGCCGCCGAGCGAGCCTTCGTAGATGGTCGAGCCGTTGAACGGCAACCCGAGGCAGTGCAGTACGATTTCCATGTCATGCACCCCCGTTGACGGTGATGCTGACATTCACGGGCGCCCGTTCCCGTGCCCGCTGGAGAAGCCGGCCAAGCGCATCGCGGTCCTCGTCGATGCGCGCCTGTTTCTGCTCTAGCAGCTTCGCCGTGTGCGTCAGCATGACCTGCTGCTGCGCAAGACTGCTCTCGAGGCTGGCAAGACGCTTCTCCCACGCCGTCATGTCGGCGTGCCATTGCTCATTGCTTCGGGTTTCGTCGGTCACGGTGATCCTCCCTACTTCAGATGCCCTTGGACTTCTGCGGCTGGCCGACCGGCCTGTTGGGCAGGTCGACGAGTCCTTCCTTCGCCGTGCCGACGGCGACCTTGTGCGCGAACGCGACCGTCTCGTCGCTCACGGGTCGGCCGATCGCGCGGCCGTTCTTGAAATCGTCCTCGATCTGGTCGGCGATGTGGATGCGTTCGGATTCCGTCAGCTCGCCGATCGTTTTCGGGCGGTCGGTCTCGCGGTTGTGGGGAACGATGTGGCCCATTGTCACTTGTCCTTGAGTTGTGCCTTGCCGTTGACCATCGTGACGATCTCCTTGTGCCCGGTCGGCGCGGCAATACCGCCAGACAGGTAGTTGTCGCCAAGGTTCGTCTTTTCGACTGCGAGGTTGTACGCCTCGGTCGCCGTCATGTCGCCCGGCTGCTTGATGATGTACTTGCTCGCGGGGTTCGAGGGAATGACGCCACTCACGTGCTGTCGCCCTCCAGTGTCGTTGTCTCGACCACGACGTCCGCCAGCGTCGGAATCTCGCTGGCCGGCGGCGGCGGGGGCGCCTTCTTGGCCGCGTACCGTTCGACAGCGACGTGATGCGGGATCACGCCGCCAGGAAAGTCGGTCAGTGGCCGCTCGCCCATGAGGTTCGTGTCCGCACCGCGCTCACTGTCCGTCGCGGGCTGCGGGACTGCCTTCGGATCGGTCATTGCTTCAGCCTTTCCGTGATCGCACGGTTCCTGTAGCCCTTGTTGACGGCATCGTTGAAGTCGCGCAGGTCCCGCTGCCGCGATGCCTCACGGTGCTGTTCACCCGTCTCCACGCGCTCGCGGTTGCGGTTGCCTTCCGGCCGCGCCTCGCGATCCTTGATCTCACCCACTCCTCGGTCTCCTCAAAGATGCCGGGGCGTTGCGGCCCCGGCGAGTTGTCCAAGCACCAGCCTGCTTTGGGTTCAGGGGGGAGAGGCTAGTGCGAGGAGTTGACGTTGTAGAGCAGGAACCCGTAACTCGAGCCCGTGATCTTCTCGTCCTGGTAGTAGGCCGCCTCGATCTCCTCGGACTTGATCTTCGGGTCGTACGGGAGCACCTCGACGGCCATCTCCGGCACACCACCGGCCCAGCGGAACGAGTACCCGAAGGACGGGTCCTCACGCGTCGGGTTCGGCGCCGTGAACGAGACGAGCACGTTGTCCGGCCAGATCACCGAGACCGCCTCGGCCTGCGACTCGTTGGACGAGGAGTAGAACGACTGCCCGACCATCATGTCGTCGACCTCGAACACGGTCTTGACCTGCGGCAGGTTGACGTAGCCGCCGCCGTTGTTCACGCCGTAGATGAGGTTGCGCACGGTCACGTCGCGGCGGAACGAGTCCCACGCGCGGGCACCGAACACGACGCGATTCGGCCTGTAGCCGGTCGCGTACTTCACGTTGTCGATCGCCGTCCACAGGTTCGTCAGCGGCGAGCCGGCGCCGTTCCACGCGGACGTCACCGTCCCCGAGGAGCCGACGTTCGACGAGCTGTTGACGAGATTCGAGACCCGCAGGTCCCAGTCGAGCATGAGCTTGTTCAGGATGTAGCGGGCGCGACCGCCCACCAGCTCCGTCGCAAGGCCCATGTCCATGTTGACGCGATCCTCGAGCGTGAGCTCGGTCTTGAGCGCGTAGTTCTTGGCGAAGTACGAGCCGCTCGTGACGGACCGCGTGATCTTCCTCGCCTCAGTGCCGGGCGCGCGGGCGGTGTTCTCGATGGTCAGCGCTTCCTGGCGGCTGAACACCGGGTACCAGTCCGTCTGCTTGGCGACGCGGACGATGGGGAAGATCGAGTCGGCGATGATGCCCTGCGGCTGGTACCCAATGGCCATTTCGGTGAGCCACTGAGCCAGGTGCAGGTCGTATGCGCCGGTGCTCTGCGCGAATTTTGTCTTGTCCATGTTCGCGCCCCCTTACAGCACGCCGCCGAGCTGCACAGTGACGAGATCGCCACTGGCACACGGTGCGCTCTGCGCGGTCAGCCGGCACACGGCAGTCGTGCCGTAGGAGCCCACCGCAAGGAATCCCGAGGTCGTCACCGTCAGTGCGCAGCCGGCGGACGTGACCGCCGCGCCTGCGTATGCCTTGACGATGCCCTCGAACGCCACGCGGGCGAGCTGGCCCGCCTTCGCGTGAGACTTGAGAACGCCCGCCACCTTCGTCGCGTCGGCGGCGAAGGTGCCGTCGTGCGCCACGAACTTGTGGAGGGCCGCCGATGTCGACCAATCGTCGACTGCGACGACTTGATTGGTCTGGTATGGGCCGTCAGTTGCCATCTTTCTCGGTCCTCCTTACGAAGCGAACGCGGCGATGGGCTGGCCGCGGACGTGTCCGGTCTGCAGCAGGTGCTGCTTGAAGTCGAGCGCGAGGTCCGGGTCCGCGCGCATCACTGCGGCGTTGGCCTGGAAGATGTCCGCGCCCGGATGTGCCGCCTGGTACTCACGGACGCGCTTGCGGCGCTCCTTGTTGAGTTCCTCGGCCCGCTGCTCGATCGCCGTCGCGTCCGGCGAGCTGAACCGGCTCCGGTTGTCGTTCACCTTGGGGTCCTCGGGCTTGCCGAACACGATCTCGACGAGATCGAAGTCGAGCGACTCGTACGCGGCCTCGTCCTTCAGGTACTTCGCCGTGAACTCGTCGCGCTTGGCAGGCGTCACCTTGCCGGCGCGCACCTGGACGTCGGCGAGCTTCTTGAACCGCTCCTTGTTGGCGGCGATCTTCTGGTCGCGCTCGCGCTTGCGGGTCTCCTCGAGCTGCGCCTTGAGCCGTGCGTTCTCCGTCTCCGCGTCCTTGAGCTTGGTGCCCTGCACCGTGAACTGCTCGCGGAGCTGCGTGGCCTCGGCCTTGACGGGAGCGAGCGCGGCGTCAATGGCGGCCTTGATCTGTGCCTCATCCATTGCTTTGCGTTCTCCGTAGTTGGGGAAGGGGTCTGCCTGCGTGAACGCCGCACGTGCACCAACTCTCATGGCGGAGAGTTGTCGCGACATCGCGGTGAGTCCTTCCAGTTCCTTCAGGGCCGTGACCGCAGGTCGGTCAGCGCCCAGGAGTGCGACGGCATCGAGCACTGCGGGCCATCGGGACCCGTTCCACTCGACGTCAAGAAGCATCTCGATCGACACGAACTTGTACAGCTTTGCCTTGATGGCGTCCATCACTACCGCCGGCATACCGGTGAACGTCGCGAACAGCGACGTGCCCTCGCGCCAGAGGTTCGACACCCAGCCGATCGCCGGCTGGCCGTCCGTGACCTTCTGCTCGTCGTTGTGGCCGAGCTTGAGCGGGATTTTGCCGGCGTTGGCCATCGCCTGGAACGACTGCACGAGGCTGTCGAGGATGGCGCCCGTGATCTCGATGCCGTTCCACGTGCCGGTCTCGAACACGTGGGCTTTCTTGATCTCAGCCATCGCCGAACCCTCCGGTGTGGTCGTCGAGCGTGATGTTGAAGGTACGCGAGCGCGCGAACGGGCCGCGCAGCGGGATGCTGGCCTTGGACTTGTCGGAACTCAGGATCACGAGGGCCGCGGCGATGTACGCGACATCCTGCAAGGGCGCGACCGACAGCAGCGGCTTGCCGCCATGCTGGTCGAAGAACTCCGCCGCCGTCTCGAGTACGAACTCGGCCGGATACTCGAGCGTCAGTTCCTGGATGCGGTCGCGCAGGGTTTTCACGGCCGCACCGTCGGGTACAGGACCGACTCGTACTGCAGCCGGTCAATCAGCGCCTGCGCCTCGTCCGGCGTCGGCACGCGTGTGACGAACCGCCATGCGGCGTACCGGTAGAACGTGAACGTCAGTTCCTGCACTTCCCAGTGCTCCGCCATCTCGCGAATCGCGAGGCGAAGGATCGCACGGTACCGAGGAGCGTGGGCCACGTCGCGAGCAACCATGCGACGAGAAAGCAGCCCAGTGCTGCCAACGACGGCCAACTGTGGGCGTCCATCGCGATTCCCCCAAGGTAGTCGTAGCATCACGCCTTCCTCTTGTGTTGCAGCGCCAGCCATTGGATGTCGTGCGACAACTCGTCAAGAGCTGCGAATCGCTGTTGCTCGGTTTCGTAGTCAAACAGATAGATCCGCAAATTCGCTTGAATGCGCAGCACGCATTCGGCGTTCGCGCGTTCGAGTTCGGTGAACTCGGCAGGGATCGCCGGCATGATGACGGCCGGCGGGACGATGCCCATCAGTTCGTCGTAGCTCATTTGTCACCTGCTCCGAATCCATCCTGTGGTACAACGCCAGGCACACCGTCCTCCTTGCCGTCCCAGCCATCGACGGCGGTGATCGGCACGAGGATCGAACGGCAGTTGTAGTGGTTCGGCGGCCGGTAGGTGTCCCACAGCGGATTCGCCTCGTCCCACACGACGCCATCGAGTTCGGTGCAGATCTCCGTCGTGCGATCGTCGAGGATCGCGCTGTATTCGAGCGCGACCACGAACCCATCGAGGTCCGGGTCCTTGAACTGCGCGTACCGCGCCTCGTTGAACGCCTCGAATACGTTGGTGCGCACGAGCGTGTCGATGTACGGCGACTTGTTCTCGTCGGCGTCCGGTCCCAGCGTTTCCTTGAGCGCCTGCATCGAGTCAGCCATCGGCGAATCGCTCACCGCAGCGAGGTCGATGTAGCCCTTGTTGATGAGCCGCTCGAGGATGTTGGTCCTGATCTGCGCCGCGTTCGTGTCGCCCGACTTGATCGCGTTCAGGAGTTCCTGCTGGATGATCGCGCGGGCGCCGTCGGTGAGGTTGCCGGCCATCCTGAAGCTGTTGGCCTCGAGGAAGCCGGCGGCGTCATCGAGGGCGCTGAACTTAGCGCGCGACGCACGCAGTTTCTTAGCCTGAGCGATTTCCCGTGCGGCCTGGTCTTGTCCAAGGTTCCACCCGTTCTGCAAGGCGGCGCGGCAGGCGACCTTCACCCGCGCCACGTCTGATTTATCGAACGCCAGTTGGCCGACCAGCTCCGGTGTCTTAAGTAGGTCGTTGAGGTGCGCCGGTTCCAACTGGCGTGCGAGTCCCTTGGCCATCGCGCGCGCCACCGTCTGGCGGGCGGATGACGAAATCATCATCGCGCGGTGCTCGATCACGGAGAAGTCGACGCGCTGGCAGGCGCGCGAAAACGCCGCCATGGTCACGGTGCGCGGCTTGCCATCCTTGGTGTGTGCGCGGTACTGCGCCTTCTCGGTGTTGGCGTTCGCCTTGATGCCGCCAGCGTCAGGGCTGCCGGATTCCTGCTTCGCGGCGTTCGATGCGATCGGCTTCGTCGCGTTCGCGATGTCGAGCGCATTCTGCTGCTTCTGCGCGTCGAGTTCCTCGATCTGGTCTGCGGTGATCGACGGGGCATCGAGGATCTTGCGCAGCCAGATCTCGTCGTTCGCGGTCAGGTGCAGGACGCCAGCGCCGACCATCGTCGTCCATTGCGTGATGATCCACTGCAATTGCGCATCGGAAATCGGGTTGAACTTGAACTTCGGGTAGATGCCGTCACCGAAGTTCTGCTCGCAGACGTCGTTGAACGCCTGCTCCTGCAGCGTGTCCTCGAGCCTGACCTTGATGTTGGTCAGCGTCCACATGAACGCCTCGAGTTGCGTCTGCGACTGCGCGAGCGAGCCGTGCACGCCCTGCTCGCTGACGCCCAGGAGGTTCGGCACGAGCTGCGACTTCGCGATCGCCGTGTTATGCCACACGAGCGCGCTGTTGAACTGGTCGGTGTTGCCGGGTTGGACCAGCGATGCCTTGAACCCTTCCGGCAGCAAGAGCGAGCTTGAGGTCGTGATGCCGGCCATCGCGGCCATCAGGTCGTTGTACTCGGGCGTCCCTTGCGTGATGAGCTGCGAGCCAGGCGCGCGCTCGATCATCAGGAACCCGCCTGCGGTGCGTTCCATCCACAGGTTCCACAGCTTGATGATCGCGTCCTTGGAGAACCACGAGCGATAGGCTGCGCGCAGTTCCGAGCGGCCGAACAGCCAGTCCTCCTCGGGCTGGTGCACGTAGTACACGAACTTGCGGATGTCGAGGAAGTTCTTGAACCCGCCGATCAACTGGTAGAACTGCGTCAGGTTGCCGTACTGGTCGGCGACGAAGTAGAACGTGTTGAGCGGCTTCGCGCGCATCTCGCGGATGTAGTAGTACAGCGCACCGTCGATCTCGGTGTAGTCGTAGATCTTCTCCGTCAGCGAGTAGCCGAACTGCAGCCCGCGCAGGACGTAGTTCATCGCGTCGATGAACGAGCCCTTCATCGCGCGCACGCTGCAGTTCATGATGTTGATGCGGCGCTGCTGCTCGTCCTCGTCGATGCGGTCCTCGCCGTCCTCGTACTTGAACGACCATGGCCGCGCGGTGATCGCGTCGCGCTTGAAGTGCAACACCGCCTTGACCTGCTCGTCGACCATCATGCGGTCGTAGACGGCAAGTCCACGCTGCCCGATCAGTGCGTCCGAGTTGTAGCGCGGGAAGTCGTAGTTGCCGTAGAGCATCGAGCTCTGGTAGGCAACCGACTCCAGCGGCTTGAACTGGTGGGGAGGGTCGATCGGGTCGGTCGGTGGAATCGGTCCAACACCGCTCGCGCCTGATTGCCCGACGGGCGGATAGAGCGGGTCGACCTTCACCTGCCCGCTCGGCACCGGCTGCCCTGGCGTGTTGACGGTGCCGACAGCGGCCGGCTGGTTGAGCGCTGCGCCCGCTGCACGGTTCGCGCCGACTTTCGCGGGCGTGTTCGCGCCCTGTGACTGGTCGGGATCAGCCAGCACGCTCCGTGATCGCGGCGAGCGTAGGTCCGGCTTCGGCTGGCGCTGCGGCTTCGTGGGCTGCATCGTGCCGCGGTTCAGCGGGGCTTTGGCTTTCGCCATCCGTTACCCATCTCCGTCACGTTTGCCCCAGCACAACGCACGAACGTAGCGGTTGCAGGCGCTGCACTGCACCGACCCATCACGGTGCAGGTAGAACTTCTGCCCGTCGCAGCCAGCCTCGGTGTGCATCCACACGTACTCTTTCTTCGGCGTGAACTGAACGACGTTGCCGGACGGCACGAAAGGCTCTGGACCGCTGTCGCCGACGTCCATTACTTGCCGCGATGCCCGTGGTAGTTCGGGCCGCCAGGCGCCGCGCCCTTCGCCCTGGCAATCGCGCCGATCACCGCGCCAGGAACGCCCTTGCGCTTCAACTGCGCCGCACGGCCGCCGTGGCCGAGCTTGTTCGACTTGCCACTGATCTTGTCCTTGCCCGTCTTTTTCGTGTCGCCGGACTTCGCGTGCGAGGCACGGAACGTCTGCGGCTCCTGCGACCAGTGACCGGGGCTGTGATTGCTGTCCATCATCGTATCCGTCCTCCTTCGTTGACGTTCATGTCGTCCCACATCGTCGACTTGTGCACCATCACGCGCGGCAGTGTCTTGGCGCCGTCGGTGACGCCGGCGGTCGCAAGCGTCGGCGCCGTCGTCGCGTATTGCATCATGAGGCTGTCGGCGCGGTCCGGCGACTTGAGCCCGTCGCGCTTCATGTCCTGTTTGCTGACGAGATCCTCGACGCGATCGGTGCCGGGGTTCAGGAGGATGCTGCACATCTGCGCATCGAACTCGTCCCACGCGCTCGATTCGTCGGATTCATCGCCAGATTCGCCGGAGTCGATGAAGTTGGGCGCGATCGCAAGGTGGCCGTCACGCAGGTCATCGCGAAGCGCCATGTACGACTGCACGCGCCGATTGCGCCAGCGCTTCGTGTCGGCCGAGCCAGCGCCGCCCATGAACCGGATCACGCGGTAGCCCTTGCGCACGAGGTAGTCGTGCACACCCGCGCCGACGCAGTTGGCGTCGACCACGAAGTCATCGGCGCCCTTGTTGCCACCAAACTGCAGGAACAGCTTGATCGCTTCCTCGGCGAGTGCGGCCGTGACCTTGCCGCCCTCGAAACTGAACGATCGTTGCTTCAATCCGATCCGCCGTGTCTGGAAGTGACGGCAGACGGTAACGACGGACTTGTCCTCGCCGCCGTCTGCGACGTCGACGCTGACGCGCAGGCGGCCGATCGAGCCGTCGCCCGCCATGAACGCCTCGGCGCGATCCCGTGCCTCGATCAGCCATTCCGGGCTGACGAGTTGGAGCTCGCCCATCTCCGCAAACTCGCCGAAGCAGCGGATCTTGACGATGGGGCTCGACGGCCCGTACTTCGCGACCATCCGGTCGACCCAGGCGCGGCTGACTCGGGGCGCCTTATCGAGCGTGATGTGGATCTGGTGGAACTGCTGCGCGACGCTCACGCGCCGGTGGGATTCGGCGAACGTCCCGGCATTGCGCGTGGGATTGCCGATCAGCACGAGGATCTGCACGCGGCCGGTGCTGAGCGCACCGAAGATCGTCGGGAACAGGTGCTCCGAGACGCCAGACGCCTCGTCTACGAAGATGAGCTGGTGCTCGTTGTGCAGGCCGGACAGGTTATCTGCCTTCGCGGCGGTCTGCCCGAACGCGACCCACTCGGTTTCGCCGAACCAGCGCACGTACGCCTGGCCGATGTCCTCGGTCATGCGCTGGAAGTCAGGGACTGCGCCAGCGCGGATCTTCCTCACGTCGAGCATCATGCGTGTCGTGATCTGCTGGAACTTTGGCGCGATGATCGGGATGCGCGCGCCGGGGAATACCGATCCGAACCACAGGATCAGTTGCGCGCCCCAGAACGTCTTGCCGGGCCCGTGCATCGCGCGGACGGTGAAGTAGCCCTTAGCCGGCCAGCGCTGAATCTTGCAGTCGCGGCCGTACACGAACCGGACGTAATCGGCGACGGCTTCGTTCGCTTCGACCTGCCACGGGTCGAGCTTGACGCGCAGGACTTCGGCAGCGAACAGGTTGGGATTGAAACGATACCGCTGGAGGTAGTCGTCCGCCGCCTGCTCGGGGCTAACCTTTCGCTGGGCTGCCTGGCGCGCCATGTTCCATCTTTTCCGCGGACTTCTTGAGGGCCGCTGCGAACGCGCCGAATGATCCGTCGCTATTGATGTGATCGAGCTGCGCGCGATCGCCGTAGAGTTTCGGGAGCATCTTCGACAGCAGCCACTTGCGCGTGTCGACGCGCAGCTTCGAGCGCTCAGTGCACTCGCGGTCGACCTGCTTGACGATGTTGCCCGCTCGAGTCTCGCGCTCGATCCAGTCGTTCGTGCCATCGTCGGCGATGTCGGTCAGCGAGTCGGCCATCGCGAGCCATCCCTTCTCGCGCGCCTGCGCATATCGGTCGGAAAGACCGTCGCGATCGTCGTTGATCCAGTCGACAACGGTCGACATGTCCGGCCACGCTTCGCGCGTCGACCATTCGGGCGGGTTGCGGCAGATCTGCTGGAGGGGTTCGCCGAGTGCGAGGCGGTGCAGGATGTCGTCGGCGATGTCGCGGGTGTATTTGGTCGGTCGGCCTCTGGGGCGTTTGGGCGGCTGATCGGCCATTGGATGCTGTCGCTTCCCGCGGTCTTATCTGGCACGAGACTTGCCGGCCGTTATAGCCCTAACGCTGCGTCGCCGCAACACTTTGGTCGCGGAGAGTCAGGGACCCGGCGTGCTGCCACTCGCCGTCGATGTGCAGGCGCACGTACCGGAGTTTGACGTCGAACCGTTGCCGCGCTGCGTCAAGGAGGGCGAGGAGTTTGGGGTCGGTGGCGGCGATCGCGTCGCGGACGGTGGTGAATGCTGTCATGCAGCAATCCTTTGCACAATGCTCAAGGTCTGCACAACGTCAACCCTGTGCACACAGTCTCCCCTCCCTAGGGGGGAGACTATGTGTGTGCAGGGTCTTTGTGCACCTTGGGCAGACATTGTGCGAGTCTTTGGGCGAGACTTTGTGCAATTTAGGGCTCGACGAGCCCGATCTTGGGGGTGCGGTTGCCATACTGGCCGCAGGGGCCAATCTTGAGTCGGCCGACCTTCATAAGTTCGGCGAGACCGACCCGGATGTCTTTTTCGGTGAACCTCGGGTCGATCAGCATCTGGCGGCGGGCCGCCTTCGGGAGGTAGTTGGCGGCCTGAGGAGTGTTCGAGGCGTCGATCCCCATCACTTTCAGTTCGCGGAACAGCCGCAGCGCCTCGTCGGCCAGGAACTGGGGGGAGAACGAGCCGACCTTGGCCGGAGAGTCGGACACCTCGGCTGGCCGCATACAGCCGTCGACCCACCTGACCTCGCGGAGCTCGCGCGCGGAGTAGTTGGCCTTGCGCTTGGCGAGCCACCGCTGGTCGGCGTCCGGTTGCTCCTCGATGTCGATTTCTGGCTTCTCGCCGGGCTTCACATGCCCGAAGTACCACCTCGAGCGGCAACTGGCCTCCCAGGCGGTCGAGCCCGACCATTCCGACCCAACGGCCTTGGACGGGTGGCCGAGGAGGCATAGGGCCGCGTTCGTCGGGGCGAGCGCATCGCATAATGCCGTGACGAACTTCGTGACCTGATGGCGGTCGTTCTCGTTTCCGCCGAACACCTTGGCGATCGAGTCGACGAACACGACGTCGGCCTGGTAGTCAGCGATCTGCTCGCGCAGTTCACTCATCAGTTCGGTGATGCACAGGACTCCGTTCGCGAGTCCGGCAAGCGTAAGATCCCGGTCGTGGTAGTGCTCGAGGATCAGCCGTTCGGAGAACGCCGCGAGCGGCTGCCCGAGCCATCGGCAAATCGCCTCCTGCCGTCTCCACAGTTCGTCGTGGTCGTCCTCGCCGGCCCATACGAGGCACTTGAGGGGCTTTGGGACGTTCCCCAGCACGTCGACGCCGAGGGCCAAGCAGGAGGATAGGGACTGCGCCAGCGCCGTCTTGCCGGCCCCTGGAGGCCCTGCGAGGAGGGTCACGTGGCCCTTGCCGAGCCAGCCGTCGATCGCCCATGTGCGGGAGGGAGCGGCTGACTCTCCCAGCACCGAGAACGCGAGCGGGTGGCGTATCAGCACCGGTTCGGCAGGGGCGTCCACGAACCACGACAGGATCGTCTCGCGGTCGACGCCGGCGTCGGCGAGGTCCCATCCGTCCGGGAGTGACAGTCCTTTCGTCGACGGGTCGACTATTCGGACGCGCTTGGCCGTCTGCGAGAGCGCCTTGGCGACCCAGCGCATGGCCTGCCGTCCGGGCTCGTCGCAGTCAGGGACCAGCGTGACATCGCGCCCCGCAAGGCTCGTCCAATCGGCCTGACCGACGCTCTGGGCGCCGCCGGGCCACGTGGTCGCGACGACGGCCGGAAACAGCTTCTGGGCGGCTGCAGCGGCCTTTTCGCCCTCGAGCACATACACGGGCCGCTCGGGCTCGTTCGCGAGCTGGTCGAGGTTGTAGAGCGGTCGGGGGGTCGGGTGGTGCTGCCATTTCCAGCCGTCCGCCGTCCGAACGAGCGGGCGGATGTCCTTGCGTCCGTTCGGCTGGTTCCACCGGCACACGAGCATGATGACGTTGCCGGCCTTGTCGCGGTACTCCCATTGGTTGTGCGGCTGGCCGAGTTGGTAGTGATCCGTAGGGTACCCCTCGGCGTCCTTGCGCGGCCCGAACTCGACGCCCTTGAGCGCGAGCGCGTCGGCGATCTGCCGGTACGTGCAGCCGGCGTAGCACACCATCGCAACGCCATCGCGACCGTCAGCGAGGAACAGCGACGGGTTCGAGTCATCGTGGGCGGGGCAGCACGCCTTCCAGCCGTTAGGGCTCTTCTTGGCCTTCGGGAGCAGCCGCGCGATGCGTTCGGCGTCCCACTCCGCGCGCGCCGCCATCACGAGGATTTCCAGAAGCGGAAGTGGGGCAGCCGGCTCGCGATGGATTCGGCTGCCTTAAGTGAAAGCGCGCCGCGGCAATACAGCCATACGAGGAGGCGCTTCACGGTCAGCGCTTCGCCGCGAGCCTGGCGCTGACGATCGCGGCCCTGCGTGCCGTGAGTTCCTTGATCTTCTTGAGCGCGTGGATGCGGTCCTTCGGCCACCGGCTGGTCCACGCGATCTGCCGCTGTACCGCGATGTCGGACTCGATCTGGCGTTCCTCGTCGCTGATCGCGTCAGCGGTGCCTGCAAAGAGTTCGCCGGAGCGGGGCATGAGGAGGCATCAAACAGGCAAGAAGCGTGCCAATGCGCTGGCACAAATCTTGCTTGGGATACGCGGCAGGCTCATTCGAGGCTCTTGGCGAGCTTGTCGAGGCTGATGCCCGTCACGTCCCTGATGCGACGCAACGCGGGCAGGCTCGGCTTGTGCGTGCCGTCGAGCCAGCGCGTCACCTGCGACTTGTTGGCACGGATCTTGTCGGCGAATGCCGTGCGTGTGATGCCCTTGCGGTTGATCCATTCCTTGACGGGCTCCATGAAATAAACGCTACCATGGCGTTGACACGAGCGCAATGGGTTGCTAAGGTGACAACAGTGGACACGAAAGGAACGCCTGCCATGAAGCTCTGCACCGACTGCAAGCACTGCTCCCTCGTCGCCTCACCCGACGAGCGGGCCAAGTTCCAGGCGGATGGCAATGCGGAGTTCGCGAAGTGCCTCGCGCCGCAGAACTCGGCGCCCGATCTCGTGACGGGATTCAGCAAGCGCCTGCTCACCTACTGCGACTCGCAGCGCCTGTCCGAACTCGGGTGCGGCGCCGAGGGCAAGTGGTACGTCGAGAGCTGGTTTCCGCCGCGCTACAGCAAGGACGACCCGCAGATGCACGACTTGGGCGATCCCCCGCACAAGGACGAGTTCGCCGCCTACTGCCGGGATCTGGGCGTCGAGCCCTACGGCCCGCTGTGATCCATCCCTCAGGAGCCATCAAGTGATCAACGAAACCGTCGCCCGCAAGCTGCTCACCGTCGTGGACGCAGGACTCTGCGCCGGCGTTGGGGAGCCCATCCCCGGCCAGATGTGCGTGGAGGCCGCCGTGTGCTACGCGCTCGGCCAGCCGCACGGGGATAAGCCGGAGTGCGTCGCGCCCGTCCTTCGCTCGCTCAAGATCCGGCTCAACGACTCGGTATGGTCGAGCAACGAGGCCCGCGCCAAGGGGATGCGGCGTCTCGCGGTCGCGCAGCTTGGCAGCGCAGGCGTTCTGGACGAAGCCGAGTTCCGCAAGCGCGTCGTGACGCTCGCCATTCAGGTGTACGTCCCCATGGCCCTGCGAGCGGCTGCGGACATGAAGCGAAATGCGGCCCACAAGGACGCGCTGGAATCTGCGGCCGCAGCATGTGAGAACGAACCCACGCGCCATAATGCCCTGCAGGCGCGAGCCGCCGCCTGCACCGCCGCCGCCGCCGCCGAGGCCGACGCCGACGCCGCCGCCGAGGCCGCCGCCTACGCCGCCGCCTGCACCGCCGACGCCGCCGACGCCGCCTACGCCGCCGCCGACGCCGAGGCCGCCGCCTACGCCGCCGCCGAACGGGACCGCGTGTTGGCTAACTATGCCGAGCGGATCGTGCAGATCCTCATCGACATGAACGCGCCTGGCTGTCAGTGGCTCTGGCTCACGGAGGCTGCGTGATTCTCGTCCACCCCACGGCGATCGAGCGCGCGCCGCTGCGGTCGCTCGATGAATGGGCGAACCGCTACGGGCACGTCCTCGTGTGCGCGTTCACGAGGAGCGGCAAGAACGTGCTGATGCTGGAGCCGCGTAGGAACGTCACGCCGCTGAGGGGAGAGAAGCGATGAGTGAGGTGAAAAGGTGGGCCGCTACCGAGTTGGTGCGATTCGAGGACGGCTTGATTATGGAGCGTCGTGGGACTGACAGGTTCTCATCGAACCCAGCCGCGGCCTTCATCGCCGTCGTCCTCGCCTCCGACTACGACACCCTCAAGGCCGAGCGCGATCGTTATCAGGCTGCGTTGGAACGGATCGTGGTTAAAGCTGCAGACTTGCGTGAGAAGCCGGGCGAGGCGCTTATGTACATCGAGAACATTGCCCGCGCCGCCCTCCAGCGCACCCCATGAGAACCCCCCTCTACCGCCGGCTGCGCGTGTCCTGGCTGCGCTTCATCTCCCCCGCTCGGCCGAAGCTGGTCGCTCCGATGCAGCGTGACGCCGACCGCCTGCTCGAACTCGTGTGGCGCCAGCGCGTGGCGGAGAACGAGAAGCGCCGCCGTGAGCGCAAGGGCGCGCGGCTCAGGATCGTCGAGGATGACCGCGATTTGCCAGCGTTCTTACGGAGGCAGGCGAACCTATGAGCGACTTCGCATGGTTCTGTCTGATGGTGATGGTTGTGGCGCTCGCTGCCGCACTATCTAACAAGTGGAGTCGCTGACGATGCCCGTCATCCACTTCATCGACGGCCGCCCCGTCACGGATGCCGAATGGTTCGCGCTGCTCCGCGAGATCGCGCGCGATGAGGAGACGGACGAGATGATGAGGGTGGGATTCAAGGCGATGGCGGCTGAGGATGCGGAACGCAAGGCCAAGGAGCACGAGCATGAGTAGGATCGCCGATTACGCCCCAGCGTTCGTGGTCATGTTGTGCGTGGTCATGATCGCGGGCGGCGCCGTCGCGTGGAGCACAGAGGTTGTTGATGCGTGGCGGCGGCGTCAGCGCGGGCTCGCTGCCCCTGACCGCTCCGTGTTCCGCGAGGGCTCGATCGAGCGGTTCCGCGAGGAGTTGCGCAACGGCGCCGCGCTCCCGAAGCACGACGAGATGGACTTTGGCGACGACACATTGCCGGCGTTTGTGAGGCGCCAGGCAGATTGATTCAAGCGCGCCGGCCGCTAGCCGGTGGACCAGATGCTGGCTGACCCGCCGCGACATGCGCGGGCAGTGCTGGCAAGGAGACGACGATGGCAGGGTTCAGGAAAGCGAAGGCCGAGCAGGCGGCACTCAAGATCGGCATCTATGGCCCTCCGGGGAGCGGCAAGACGTTCACGTCGCTGTTGATCGCCGAGGGCATCTCGAGGATCAGCAAGAAGCGCGTGGCGCTCGTCGACACCGAGCACGGTAGCGACTTCTACTGCCAATCCGTCGCGACGCGGGCGACACACCCGGAAGCGTTCGACTTCGATGCGCTCTACACGCGCTCGATCATGGACACCGTGGCCGCGGTGCGCGCCCTCAATCCCGAGGAATACGGCGTCGTCATCATCGATTCGGTCACGCACCTGTGGCAAGCCTGCATCGAGGCATACGGCGGCCGGCAAACCTCCGCTGGCACGATCCCGATGCACGCGTGGGGCAAGATCAAGAAGCCCTACAAGGACCTGATGACGACGCTGCTGTCATCGCCGATGCACGTCATCATCTGCGGCCGGCAGGGGACGGAGTACGCGACCGACGAGGAGACCGAGGAACTGAAGGCGGTCGGCGTCAAGATGAAGGCCGAGGGCGAGACGCCCTACGAGCCGCACATCCTGATCCGCATGGAGGCCATCAAGCCGCGCAAGACCAACGAGCTCGCGATGATCGTGGCGTACGCGGAGAAGGATCGCACGGGCGTGCTCGCCGGTCGGTCGTTCGTGAACCCGACGTTTGATTCGCTGTGCAAGCCGCTGCTGCCGTTGCTCGGCGCGAGCCAAGCGCAGATCGAGACGCTCGAATCGACGGCCGTCAAGGACGCCGAGCAGATCGCAGCGGACGAGGCGCTTCGGATCTCGCGCTCGGCGGAACTGCTGAAGGAGTGGTCGGCGCAGGTTGCGCTCGCCAAGAGCCAGGACAGCCTCAAGCAGATCGGCAAGCTCATCACGCCGGAACTCAAGTCGCAGATGACGCCGCAGGACGTGCAGTCGCTGCGCGAGGCGTACCAGACGCGTGAGAAGGAACTGGCGGGGAAGGTGGCGGCATGAGTGCCATGACGGATTCAGCCGGCAGTACTCTGCAGTCGGCCGTCGCCGACATCGAACCCGCTGCGGCGACGAAGCTGAGCGTGATCGCGGACGAGTGTCTTGCGCAAAGCAACTACAACCGCGAGAAGGCGATCCAGTTGCTGCAATCGCGCGCCGCGGATGATCCGGTGCTGGCGAGGGCGATCATTGCCTCGGCCAGCCGCTACTTCATCCGCCAGGCGGAGTTCTTTACGAGGCAGAAGTTGCGGGTCGTTCCGAACAAGGACGACGCGAGCGGGCTGCAAGCGGTCGCGCGGCTGCAGATGCGCTGGCTCGACATGGAACTGCTGCCGAATGGCGTGCGGCTCGGAGACGCGCTGCAGGTGGATCTGAAGCACGCGATCGAGACCAAGCACGACGAGATCAAGGGGCTAAAGCGCAACGCCGCGTTTTACTCCGAGATTATGCGCAAGTTGCCGGTCAACAAGCGGGTGCGCGATCAGTTTACCGACAAGCAGCTCGAAAGGCTGTGGGAGAACCTGTCATGAGCGGCGACCACACTTCGATTGACATCCAAGACGACCGTGTCGCCGCTCCCTTTTCACTGGGGCAGGCCGCGGTCTTGACGTTACCCAGCCCAACGCCGCCTGCCCCTTCTCTTTCACGGCAGGAGGCCATTGACGTGACGTCACCCGAAGGCGTGATGCTTCCTGCCTCTCTTTCACCGGAGGCGGCCACAACTGTTTCGGCACCCATACCTGCGACGCCGCCTCCCTCTCGTTCCAAGCGCGCGGCCAGGTCCTGCACGTCACCCAAGCAGTATTCGCCGCGCGCACCTTCAAAGGCGGAGGGGGCCGCACGCGCCCCGTCATCCACACCATCCGCGCCCTCTTCGCCGACCCGTTCCAAGCCGAAGAGGGCCGGTGTCGCACCGTCACCCAGTGTTGCAGCGCTTTCTTCGGCGTCTACTTCAAAGGGGAGGAAGGCCAGCAAGCACAAGTCCCCCGTTCGCGCGGTGCCTTCCTCCCCGCCCCTTTCGCAGGAGGAGGCCACACGACAAGTGGCACCCGCTGTCACCACGCCTCTTGCTGCGATCCTTCCCGGCGACGGGGAGATCACAGAAGGCAAGTCACCCAGGTCTGGCCTGTCTCCCCTCGTCGCCACCATCAAGGAGCTGCACCGGCGCCGTCAGGACTTCCTGAACGCCGAGGGCTCACTCGCACGCCAGAGCAAAGCGATCGAACGACGGATGCAGGCCACCGCCTTGCCGTCTACCATGACCGCATCGTCTGCATCCGCCCCTTTGAATGGAGGCCACGCAGCGGGAGATACCCTGCCTAAGATTGCCTCCGGTAGCGAGGACCACGATACGGACGTTAACCAATTTGGTGGCGTCCTCGCTGCCACCTTCCAACTGCGCGCCGCACAGCGCTACCTGAAGCGCGAACGCACACGCATCGAGCGCGAGCTGCAAAAGCTCGCCATGACGCATCCCGCCTACGCGACGTTCGTGGAACCGATCTGCGGGTTCGGAGCGCTCGGGTTCGCGCAGATCATCGGCGAGGCCGGCGACTTATCCATCTACGCGAACCCCGCGAAACTGTGGAAGCGCTTTGGGCTCGGGCTCGTCGACGGCATCCGCCAGCAGCGGTTCTCGGACCCGGCGCTTGCGCTCGCCCACGGGTACTCCACGCGGCGGCGTTCGGTGATGTTCGTCATCGGCGACTCACTGCTCAAGAAGCAGAACGCCTACAAGGAGCTGTACAATTTGCGCAAGGCGTACGAGATCGAGAAGGCGAAGGCTGCGGGCCTTGAAGTCCGGCCGGCCAAGGTCGGCGATCCGCGTGACCAGGATGCGCACGGGTTCCGGTCGCTGATGAAGATTCATCGCCGCTCTCAGCGGTACGTCGAAAAGCGCCTGCTCAGGGACCTGTGGCGGGCGTGGAGAGCCGCATGATCCCCATCGACTACCAGTTTAAGGGCGACACGATCGCGACCGGCTCGACCGAGCACGTGCCGCAGCGCGGCGATTGGGTCGAGCTGCCCGCGGGCAAGTTCGAGGTCAGCCGCGTCGTGTGGAAACGCGAGGGCCAGGAGGCGCGTGTCGTCGTGCTGCTGATCGGGAGGACATTCGCGTGATGGTGCTGTGCAGAATCCCCGCCATGAGCCGGCGCCCGCAGTTCTACGAACTCGACCCCTACGAAGTGATCGTGCCGGATCTCGGCTACGACACGGCGCCCAAGATGGTCGCGAGGCGCGTCGAGCGCAAGCCGCGCGCGTGGGCTTGGTACGGCGGCACGGCCGCGATCGGTGCCACGAAAACCGAATCGCGGGCGATGGCGGAATGCGTGCGGAACGGCAGCGAAGGTCGCCAGCCACGGCCGCGTGTCATCCGGTTGGCACTGGGAGCGGGGTGAGTTTGGTGAACAAAGTGTCAGACCAAACCAAGTTGGAAAGCAGCGACCCCGACGTGATCTCTGCCATAGACAACGGCGAGCTCCGCGGGCGCGTCATGAAGGACGGGGCGCTCAACACGATTGCGGTGGTGAGCCTCGATGACCTGGAGCGTTGGAAGTCAGGGCGAGCAGCGGTGAGCGAGGAAGGGAGTCAGCCTAAGGTGGCGCCATGAATGAATGGAGAACTATCGACTCAATACCAAGAGGGGATATCACGGTCCTCGCGTATTTCCCTACGCGGCGCGGGTACATAGCTCGGCAGGACGTTATCCCTATCAGATGGAGCGGATGGGGTGGCGGATGTTGGGAGAACGCTACTAGTGGGCAAAAGGTGCACGACAAGCCAACGCATTGGCTGCCGTTGCCAGATCCTCCATCTGAAGAACGAGAACCCAGAAAGTGAGAAGTGAAGTGATCGGTAACGCCACGCTGTACTGCGGCGATGCTCGGGAGATCCTTTCGAGTCTCGCGGCCAACGTGGTTGTGACCGACCCACCGTGGGACCAAGCAAAGGGGATCGCTGGCGCCGACAATCCTCGAGGTCTATTCGCCAGCGTCGCGCCTGATCTAGCTAGAGCACGATGCGTGGCTATTCAGCTGGGCTGCTACACGGATCCTTGTTTCTGCGCCCCTATTGCGGCGCTGATGCCATTCATTCACGCCTGTTGGCTTAGGTACGTTCCACCTAGTTACAACGGCAGGGTGCTCGTGGAAGCCGACGTGGCATATGTCTATGGGAAACCGCCAAAGTCAGCACCTGGCCGACGTGTACTACCGGCTATGGTCGCCAGCTACCGGCGCGAGCCGTCAGAAGCGGACTTTATCAAGAGGCACGGCAGGAATCGCACGAGGGCTCAAGCTGCCGAATCTGTAGCGAAGCAAGCGCACCCCATGCCGCGCTGCCTGAAGCATGTCCGATGGCTGACAGAATGGCACAGTGACCCAGGGGAGACAGTGCTTGACCCATTCATGGGGTCAGGGACTACCGGCGTTGCTTGCGCAAATCTCGGCCGTCCGTTCATTGGTATTGAGGTAGATCCAGCGTTTTTCGACTTGTCCTGCGAACGGATTGAACAGGCGCAGCGGCAGCTGCGAATTGCCTGACCACCTTCCTACGGAACAGAGCAGCCATGAACCCCGTAAAGAATCCCAACGATCCGGTCGGCAGCCACCACGGCGATCCGATCCTGCTCGAGCGGGACATGAAGCTGCTCGCCGACT